AACTTTGCAGGAATAAACTTTCTTAGAAAAAGCGGCTCTCCCTCTTTTGTATGTCCTGATGGATATACTAAAGTATCACCATTTTCATTTGTAGCCCAAAACTGTTTTCCTGCAGGAGAAGGATCAACAAAATATTTCTTTACCCAAACATGTCCTGCACCACCGGGGTTTGTAGTTGCTCTCATATACACAGGTAAGTCAGATGCAGTAGACCTCAGACGAGAACGAAGATAATCCCATGCAAATCCTGTGGGCCATTGCGTGAGTTCGTCAAAGCCTATCCAACAAAAAGACAACCCTTGATAGCGGAGTACGTCATCATCTCTATCCAGATATGACAGCCACAATCTTCCACCTGCAGGGGAGGTCCACTGCATCTTTCGTTCCGACCACTTGATGCCGGGAATAATCTTGGGATATAATTCTTGAGATTTCCAAACTAACTCCCTTAATTCTTCTGTAGTTCTACGTAACAGTAGACCTGAAAATTGTGGATGTGCTAGGTAGCGCAGAGGATCAGCCAACATCGCATAGCTTTTACCTCCTCCTGCTGCACCACCGTATAGTACTTCTCTTTCTGATGCCGCTAGAAAATCTGTTTGCGGCCCTTTATTTGGTTTGAATAAAACATTATGTTGTTCTTCAAACGTAATCTCTTCTGGAGTTTCACGTACAACAATTTCAGGCTTCGGCGGCTTCTCTGCTGCCTGTTTCTTTTTTCGCTCCGATACGTTTGCTCTCAATTTCTTCAAGTTTTTCGAGGGCTTTTTGATAGTTTTTAAGCCATGTTTTATATGTTGTTGCCTTACTCTTCCGTTGCTTTTCTTTTTGGATTCGCTTTCTAAGGCCAATGTGGGAAATTTCTCGTCCTGTTCTGTCACTAAGCCACCCCGCTACTTCTCTATATGAATACTCTTTTAAATAATCTTTAGCTAGTTCTAGAGCCTCTAGTTCCTCAATAATAGGTACAAGAATATCTTCATCGTCTTCATGGACCTCATATCCAAAAGGAATGGTTCTACTAATTCTAGGAATCATCAACCATTCGTTGTCGTCCTTCAGCCCTACGGGATCGGGCATTTTAAAATAACCTACATTACGCATTACTGTTTTTTTCTGTTTCTACGAGCCGATACAACTCTTAAATTTCCACTACTATTATTTCTTGGATTACCGTCCTTATGATCTATATGTTTACCATCACCTTTTCTTACTTTTCCTCCTATTTGGAAGATTTTTCTATTTTTATTTCTAGATGCACGTTCAACTTTCATGCGTTTGCTTTTATGGTATTTAGCATAGTCTCCTTTTTTATACGCCATGAGCCGTGTCCTTTGGTGGCAATAACATAATGCCACTAGGAGCAGTCAACTCAACTTTGTCTGTTTTGTGAATACCAATACGATCCAGCAGTTCTTTTGCTGCATTGAGCCTGTGCTGATTACCTAGCTCTGAAGGACGATCCAGAACATTGATCATTGCTCTCGCTGCTCGTGGAGCATTCATAGCAAGATACTCTTTTGTAAGTTCAAGTACTTCGTCCTTCACGGAACGCAGAACTTCGGAAGGACTTGTACCCTCACTGTAACCAGCTATTTGCTTTGCTCTGGTATAGTCTCCTTCAGCCTCATCAAAGAGCACCTTCAGAAATGTTTGTTGTTTATTTGTAAGTTCTCTCACTTGCGTAAGCTCCTATCTCCAAACCACCATGCTACTGCTGTAGTAGTTAAAAACATCATTTGATTTGATAATTCACGTACAATTGTAGGATCATCCTGAACACTAAAGAAAATATATCCTGAAAAACCTAACAGGCCAAAAGTAAGTACAGGACGTACAAATCTTAGTATAGATGCAATAATAGGTGTAGTAGGACCGTATGAAGCATCATGTGCATAAGAAGCAGTCTTAATGTCTGAGTCTGCCTGTGTCTGCACTATTGCCTGTTCACTTTCAAGCTCATCTTTACGGGCTGTAATCTGTAGTTCTTGAAGTTGTAGCTCTTGATCAAACTCAAGCTTCATCTGCTTTAGCTCTTGCTTCTTTTCAAGAAACCTACCGACTGTACCAATAGCACTACCGATAATTCCTGTAGCACCACCCGATAATACTGAAGCAATAATTTCAAACATACATGTCTCCTTCTACCAGACTGCTGCAAACTTTCGATTGTCTACATGTAAAAAGGAATTATAGTTTATGCCAAACCCTTTAAACCCTGCAAACTTTGCAGCTTCTATTAGTTCTTCTTTATCTACTCCACGCAATGAAATATCAAAAGCGGTAGAAGGTCGAGACTTAGTAGCTCTATGTTGACTTTTTGGTGCGCCACCTACTTTTGCATTATGTATTGGACATCTTGCTGCACTGTTTATAATTAATGGAACTCTAATAATATCTCTTGTCTTTTGTAATTTATCTATTGCAGCGTCCTGTATGAATATATTACCACAACCACATTTACAGGCTAGTTCTGACCACATAAAGGACGTACTAGCAAACTTCATGAGATTGGTAACTGCAATACTTTCCAAAGCAATGTAAGCATACCTACTACCACCGTAACTGTAGAACCCATGATGACTGCTTCAAGCCTTCGTATTCGACCTGTTAAAGAGTCAAGCTGCCTTTGTGTCGCTTCTGCTCTGACTGCACATTCTCGCTCATGAGCAATCATCTCTGTCTGAACTTGGGCAGCGGTAACAGCCATTACGCAACCTCTTCCATTACAGATTTAACTTTACCTGTTTCTAAATCAAAGGTTTCTAAAATGGATTGAGAAGTCATTTTTCTTAGGTTCTCAGCTTCTAACATATCCTGTGGCTCCACTCCAGTATTTTCACGTTGCCCAAATAGCATCGTTACATTTATTCTTTTGTTGTCAAAACCCGGAAGAAAGTTTACCTCCGCTGTTTTATGAAACAGATTAGAATCAAACATAACACACCTATTATACTTGTAAGGAATATAGACAGCCTTTGACTGCTGCTTGTCTAGATATTCCAACACTTCATCCTTATTGTCGCCGTTGTATTTATTAAAGTCCCAATCAGGAGGAGCACCTGCATCCCAAATCCACATGCCCCCGGTTTTACCAATGCCCTTTTCTTTGTCATAGTCTGCATTTGCTTCTGTAGGCGTAATCCAGAAGTTCACATTGACAGCGGCAAAGTCTGCGTGTACATCAATGCCGGGACACTTTGACTCATATTTAAATGCCCACATCTGGGCTAGATTACGTTTGTTGGTCGTATTAAATATCTCTGGTAAATTTTGCACCATCTCCAAAGCTAATGTTTCTAAAGATTGTGGTGTAAATCCATTTTGTCGAAAGGCACCTAAGTATCCTCTGCCATAAATTGTATTCCAGAATGGAAACTCAAGACAGTAATTCTTTAGTTTCTGCAGTGCTTCCAGATTCATAAAGTCATCAATGACTACAATGTTTGGTTGTGTCTTGTAGTAGTTTTCTGAAATAACATCAAAGGGAAGTTTTAGATTTAATGCTTCCTCATGCTGATGATGGTATGGAAGTGAAAGACGCCCCGTATTCAGTAACCATAAAAGATGCCCGATATCATGTGCTTCCTTCATATGAAGCATATGTTCCTTAAAAGGCTGGTCATTAGAATTTTCTAGCGGATTGTATTCTTTCTTAGTTGTTTTAGCTTTAGCTCTACGTTGCTTTCTATTCATAAGGACTACGCCTTCTTCTTGGTTCTCCTATCGGGGGCTTTCTTTTTCTTTACGGGTGTTCCTACGGCAATCATTACACTCATGCCACTAGGCTTTCCTTTACCCTTCTTGTCTGCCATGTATCTGCCACCATGCATTTTAGCAGCGGCTTTGGCGTTCTTTTCACCTTCTTTTGTGTATGGAAATACTACTTTCGGCATATTACTTCTTCCCTTTGTTAATCTTTGTAGGTTTAGCAGACATGCCACCTACATAGAACATACCACTCTTACGATAGTCTATGTTCGCATTACGCTTTTTCTTCATGCCACCTTTCATAAAGACACCACGGCCCTTTAGAACATCTGCTTGTGTAACTTTACCGTCACCAGTAAGATCAGGCATACCACCTTTTGCGTATTTCTTTTTCTTCATGCCGCCTTTAGAAAATCTTGGCTTAGACATAGCTTCCCTTAGTTCTTTAGCATAGTTAGGAGTTACATTCATATCTTTGCTTTTTTTAATAAGACGCTTGTTTGCTTCAGCTTCAGCATTTTTTTCGTCTTCTATGGCTTTCATTTCTGGTGGCGGTATATCTCTCCTAGCTTTAGCTACGTTTTTTACACCAAATTCTTTGGCTCTATCTAAAACAGCTTGAGCCATCCTCTCATCTTCACGATTTATCATCTTAACTTCTTCTGTTGTTCCTGTTTTACGTACCTTAGTATTAAACTTAAGTATTGCTAGTGCTTCAGTTACATCTGCATCAGTAGGTTGTTTATCTGCCATAATCTGTTCTCCTTACATGTCCGAATATGTATCGTCGTTTAAGTGGCCCCATAGCATGTGTCTCTTTCGTTCATACGTACTATGACAATTACAAGAGCAACTATCACTCTTACAGCCTACTCCTGCACATTTACAGGAATCAGGACATGAACAATTTTTACAGGTGCAAGCCATTCTAGTGTTCCTTACTTTTTATGTAGTCCTGTATGTCAATGATATTCTCATCTGATACAAGCTCTATAATCATGTTTGTTATTTCTATTTCTTTTCGTATGGTCTGCATTCTTAGCAAAAGCTGTGCAAGTTGTGTTTCATAAAATGTGAGTTCACGTTCCTTACGCAGCTTTTGCTCTAGAATGTCCGATAGTTCGATTATATTGGACTTGCCATTTCCGTTCTGCATTGATTACTCTACATGCACAGTGTGCCATAATTTACCATGTCAAAAAAATACAAGAAATATGAGTCCAATATATAGTTCACCATTTATAATCTCTAACTCTAACAAAGTATTAAAAAAAATGTAAGTAGAAGTTCTCTTAAAAGTCCATCACAAAATACGGTCTTTAGTTACTTCCACAAGTTACATCTGTTCGTGCAGCCAAGCAGACAGCTTTTTAAGCTGCTGGTGCGCCTTGGCTACAGGCCATATAGCCCATTCAACTACTTTAATTGGAATCATCATTATCCACGTAACAATTTTTTTAATCATGTTATCCTCTCCATAAGAATGACTAGACATTTCAAGAACTCTTACATATACTATTGACATCATGTGTACTAATCCTTGTTCCAACCTTCTGCCTTCATAGCATTGTATACC